ATAGCCCCTGGTCATTGCCAAGCGCTCTATAAGACCTACCAGCTAGCATGTACGCATCCATAGTGTTAACACCATTAGGCTTCTCACACTCTTCTCTAGTCCTATTATTAAAGTTATCAAAGCTATAATAATCTCTTACGATTTCAAAATTTTTCATATTGTTCTCCTTACTTAACATACAACTATTATCCTAAATTATTGATTTGAAGTCAACAGTTTAGATGGAATATTTTCTTCTGGCCAAACGTGTCTCCAGTCTTCAAAATATCCTGATATCCCAATAGCAGAGTTGTCTCCACCTCTACCTTCATCCCATATCTCTAACTCGATTTTATCAAAGTCAGATATTCTTACAAACATTAATGGATACTGCTCAGCCCAATCTTTACCATTAACTCTTTCATAATCAATTGTAAAAGGTCTAAACATAATACCTTCTTCAGATAACTTAGTTATCATTCCATTATATTTCTTACCTTCTAGTTTGAATTGAGCTCCATCAAACTCACGCACACTCCACTCGTTAAACTTCTCTACGTATTGTATTGGTCTCATTACTGACACCTCGCTTCAAATCTAAGTTCAAATAGTTTAGCAATGAAACCTTGCTCACCACCTTCTGGGCTAGGTACATTCTCAATACCAAACTCATTACTAATTGCAAAGATAACATTCCATATATCTTTATCAGCCATCTCAAGGATATCTTCCATGATCTCCTGTTTGATTCCGTCGTTTATTAAATTACTCATTTGCTTCTCCTTACTTAACATACAACTATTATCTCCTATAGTTGATTTGAAGTCAACGGCTATAACGAAATTTTGACGAAAAAAAAAGGGTCGCAAAAGCGACCCTTTAAAACATAATCGGTTAAGATTACATAATGTTTTTAACTAATACTCTTCTGTAGTATTTGTTAGCGTTGTCATCAAGAGCACCTGAAGCATTTAGTGCATCAGTACCTCTAGCGAATGGGTTTTCAACAACTCCATACCTAGTTTTGAATCCAATTTTTGGTTGGAATGTGTTCTCACCAACCGCTCTAACCATTTGTAATGGTACGTACGGACAGTAGAATAATCCAGCGTCAAAAGCGCTTGACCCTTTATAACCAACAGTCATGTAATGAATACCTGATGTAGGAGCAAAATATGGGTCGATAAATACTCTGATTCTTCCGTTAAGAACACCAGCAAAAGTAGAGCCAGTATCATCAACTTGTAGATTGTTAGAGTTAAGAGCAGGTGTATAATCTAATACGCCAGCCATTTGAAGTGCAGAAGCAACATCAGAAGAACATAACATAATGTTACCTTTTCCTCTTCTTGTTCCTCTTGCGATCTCATTAGCTTCTCTTTCGATTTGGAACATTAAGCCTTTAAACTTCTCAACCATCCATCTACCGTTAGAGTCAACGTCTAAGTCGAAAGATCCTGCTGTAGCAACGTTTTGTTGTGCACCAGTAACAGCAACTAGGTTAACTGTTCTTACGATTTCTCTGTTAATCTCTGCTAGAATTTCTGTTGAAAGAATATTAGCAAGTTCTGTTTCAGCATCTAAGCCATGAATAGCTTTTAGATCCTGAGCAAGTTCCATTGAGTACTCAGCTTTTAGAGCTCTTGACTTAGCAGTAACAGCAATTTTCTCGATTGAGAAAGCCATTTCTGCGAAAGCACTGTTTCCAGATTCACCAAGAGTTTCAGCTTGAGCTGTTGGCATACCTTCAGCAAAGTTATAAGAAGTACTGTTACCTGATGGTTGAGTACCGTCTTGTGATTGACCTAAGGTATTGTTACCAGAACCTGCAACTACTGTTGAGAATTCTGAGTTAGCTTCGTTATAAAAAGCTTCGTCTCCAGATTGGTTTGTGTATCTGCTTCTCATAGCAAATATTAAACCAGTAGGACCTGTCATAGGCTGTACACCAACTAAGTCATAAGCGACTAAGTTAGGCATTGCTCTACGTACTAAGCTGATTAGAACTGGATCATAGTTATCAACGCTTGATCCTGTAGCGTTTGTAGGTGCCTCAGCAAGTAGTGAGTTCGGTGAGAACCCTCTGTCTTCTCTGATTGCCTTTTCTGTGTTCTCCAAACAAACTGCAGTTACTGATTTTCTATGACTGTCCCCGATGTCAGGTAAGTCAGCGTGCTCAATAATTGGCTGCCACTTGTTCTGAAGAGTTTCGTAATTTGATTCCATTTTAATTTCCCCTTAAAATATTGTTACGAGTTACTTTCTAGCAGTACGCGCAATTGCGTCTGCATACTTAGACATGCCGCCTGGTAGAGGCTTAACTTCTTCGTCAAGTTCTACTGGTTGCTCATCAGATAAATCTGATGTTTTGCCTGTTTTAGATTCAAGGTATGATTCTTTCAAAATATTAAGTTTGTTAGAAAAATCCTCGACATTCTCATAATCAAGTCCTTCCGATAGAGCACGGAGTTTTTCAATTTGAGTCTCCGCTAAGCCATTAGTAGCCTCAGCGAAAGTGTTCTGTACTTGAGCGTCAATAAGTTCATTAGTAATGCTAATCTTAGCACTAGTCTCTTCTTCTAATGCGCTCTCTAGTTCTTCTACTCTTGTTTCAAGAGATGCAAGAACATCTGTTTGTCCATCTTCAGGAAGAACCACGTTATGTGCTTCCATTAATCCTTTAAGACCAGTCATGAATGATTCAGCAACTTCAACTTTTAATGATGATTCAATAGCAACTTGATTCTCTTCAAGCCATTGCTCTGATAAGTAGTTGATGTATTCATCAAGTTTACCAGTCATGTCTTCTTTCAATTGCTCTGTAGCTTCATCTATTTGAGTTGCGAATGCTTCTGAGTACTGATCATTAAGATCTGATACTCTAGCATTTACAGCAGCTTCAAATACTGTTGTAGCTTTTTCTCTTAGGTCTTCAGATAAATCTTCACCAAATATAGCGTCGATATCTTCCTTTACACCGGAACCTTGTCCTGGAGTAGCAACTTTAGGTGCATCCTTAGCAGTTGCAGATCCTTTCTTATCTGCTTTACGTGCTGGTGCTTGTTTACCTTTAGCGCCAATCAAATCTTCTCCTTTAGACTCAGATCCTGATTTTACGTCAGCTGATCCTGGGTTAGGAGCTTTAAAACCTACAGTCTTATCTGCTGGTCTTTTGTTGCTTCCTTTTACCACTGGGTCAGCGATTTCTGAATTCTCACCGCTAGCCTTAAACTCGTCAAGTTCTACTTGCTCTTCGGCCACAGCTTCGATTCCATTTTCGAACTTTTCTAGTTCATTAGCCATTTTTCTCTCCTCGTTAATTGAGTGTATACGTTTGTATATTATTTATAAATTTACTATTTACAGGGTATTCATGAACTTAGCAAAAAGCTCAATCTTCCTTTCCTGTAATTCTCTTGCGGATCTAATACCTGTATTCTGTATCTCTTCAAGCACTTTTTGTGATTGCCAAGAATTTGATGCAGCATCATAAATCCATTCAATTCCTTCCATCACTCCGTTTACAAAAGCATTTGGAGCAGAAGGATCCGCAACGATATCTCCTGCAGTAGCAAGTTGAAAATCACCCTGTACTTCATTGATACCTTCAGCAGTTTGTTTAATGGATCCCATACCTCTTGATGATACACCTAATGATGCACCTTCATCAATAAGACTTTTAACAATCTTACCATATGGAGTATCCATTACTTTTGCCTTACCGATATAATCTTGACCTTCTCTTCTTAGGTCTTTGATCATATGCGAAACTCTTTCTAAGTTTATGGTTGGTCCGTCAGGATGTCCTAACTCACCATAAGCTCTGTTGTTCTTTACAAATGTGTCGTTGTATCTACTTACTTCTTTATCTAATGTTTCCATTGGATACATACGACCATTTCTGTTCTTTATACCACCTTGCATAAAGATACCTTCGATAAAGTAATCCTTTCCTTTACCATCTTTAGATTCTGTTATTACTGGTCTGATAGAATCAAAATTTGTTTCTGCGATTAACTTCATATTATCCCTCTATTGATACGCCAGCTGCTAATAAAGTAGCTGCTGATCCAAAGACCTCGTCTGTTGGGTCTTTCTTTAATAAAACTGTTTCAGCAGGACCTACTGAAATCATACCTTTAACAACTGCGTCTGTTGAAACTGAACTGTTAGCTGATGCTGTTTGAATTGTTACGTTTCCAAATGTTGCTGCATTGTTATAAATTCTTACTGTAGTTGCAAGATCAATGTTACCAGCATGGGTGTTGTTAGCAACTAATGCTGCTTGAGAATTTTTAACTTTTATAATAGTTGCCATTATTCTTCCTCTGTCAACTCTTCAACCATTTCCATTGCAAACTCAACAGCTGCTTCTGGATTAGATTTAGCAAGCTCATCAAATGCTTGTAGATTGTCTTCTGTTAGATTGTCTCTAACAAATATAATTGCTTGTTCGTAAACTTCTGCATCGTCACCATCTTTATAACCAGAAATTTTGGTTTTATCTTTTTGGATGGATCCGCCTTTAAATACTGCATCTTGCTCAGCTTCGTTTTTAAATGCTGGGTGAAGTGCTGTTTGAATATTGTCTTTATGTTTACCAACAAAGTTTTTTTCTGCATCGGATTTAGGACTGGCATAATTAGATACCTGACCAGCTTGTAGCTCTGGGTCTGGTGTTAAGTCAATCTTTTTAAGTTCAACTATCTGTCTTAGTGATTTCATTACTCTTCCTCTTGTTCCTGCTCTAGGTCAGTTTCGGGTTCTATTTCTATTTCTTCACCTTCATCTTCATCAGTCTCCAAGTCATCAGGTTCATCTATTAGTTCCTGATCAGCTTGATACTCATCACCATCTTCATTAGGTTCTAAGTCAAGCTCTGGTTGTACTTCAACCGGCTCAGCGTCTGGATCAAACTCTTGACCAAACATACCGTTACTAACTGTGCTCTTGATTCCTTGAACTTTATCTGCTAGCTTATCTACTAACACATCATTCAAAACGTCACCAGCTTTATTCGGTTTATCGTCTAGTGCCAAGTCAACTATATTTCTTACATTATCACTCATTATGATCTCCTACTATATTTATATATCTTACACTTGCTCAGGCGGTGCTTCAGGGAATCCATTGTCTTGATCCGGCTGTTCTTCACCATTTTCTGGCTGTTGTGCGTCCATTTGTTCCTGTTCATCTTCAGAATCTATCATCATTTCAGCATGCATATCTTTAATTTCTTGATCTGTTTGCTTAAGAAGATTCTTTTTAACCCATGATTGTGAGAAGTATTTGCCAAGATATGGGTCAACATCATTGATAGCAGATACTTTTTCTCTGAATATTTCTAAATCTTTTAACTCAGAAAAATGACTGTCTGTTACATAGTCAAATCTAATCTCTCTTCTAAGAGCTGGCCAATCATCAGGAGTAATAACTCCTTTAAGAATAAGTTGTTTCTCTAAACACTTTTCAAATAATTGACTAAATTTTAATCTTAGTCTTGCAATGAACTTCTGGAACTTAATCTCGTCCCTACTAATTTCAGAAGCCCTTCCTATTGCAAAACCTGTCTCAGCTTCTAACCTAGATACCGGCACGTTAAGTGCTCTGTATAATTTTTTCTGGAAGTATAGAACATCATCCATCTCACCAAGGTTCTGTCCAGCTGGTAATGTAGTAATCTCAGTACCTTTACCGCCTTCTCTTCTTGGTAGCCAATAGTCTTCTAACATGGTCATAAACTTACGATCATCTCTTAGCTCACCTGTAGTGGCATCGTAGACTAATCTGTTTTTATGTTTAGCCATCATGTCTCTTAAATATTGTTCGGCTTTTACTTTTGGTAGATTTCCAACGTCTATATAAAATATCCTTCTTTCTGGTGCTCTGGATATTCTATAGATAACCGTTGCGTCTTCTAATACTCTTAATTGATTTAAGGGTTTAATTGCTTTATGTAAATGAGATAACACCATCTTGTTATCTTCACTCATTAGTCCTGACGTGCAATGTAATATACTATCCTTTGCTATTTTTAAGCCTTGGGTAGTACCTTGAGCGGGATTGACTGTTCCAGGTCCGCCTTTAAATCCTTTGTCGTTGAATAGATAGTATTCTTGTTTTGTTTTAGATAGATACACTGTGTTAGGTCCTGTCCCGCTTTTTGTTTTAGAGACCTCTCTAACTTTTCTAATTTTTCTTGGATCTATAAATCTTAATTCGTGAATACCATTCTTTACATTTTTTTCATCAATGATAACATGATAGTACATTCTACCATCAATATACCAAGCTCTGAAAATTTCATATGCTTGACGTTCAAAATCCAACAAATCTTTGACATTTAAAAATTCGTCATGTATTTTTTGTTTGATTGAATCTGATACGTTAACTGCATCTAGGTTAATTTCTGCTGTGTGACTGTCTGGATCATAAACGATTGATTCGTTTACAATATCATCAATTGCATTCTCACACTCGGGCTGCATTGACATTTGTCTGTAACGAGTTACTAGCTCGCCTTCTGTCTTACTTGTTTGTTCAAGATCTACATACTGACCATACACACCACCTTCTGCAACTACTGCTGCTCCGTCGTCGTGTTGTGGAGTAATAAAAGACCCCAGATCGTTGTCTGTAGTCTTTCGTTTTATCTCGAATCCGAATAGTTCTGCCATTGATTACCTCATCATATATTTATAAGAGTACTAGAATACCCTATTAAAGATATAAAGGCAACAGTTAAGTTGCCTTTACCCTTAGTTTCCGCCTGCGTTTCCTGTAGAACCACCAGTAACTTCCCACCAGTCGTACTGGAATGTCACGTTAAACTCTTGGATTACATCTGTTGCGTTCCAATCCACGTCCATTTCAGTTATGTTTACGGGGAAGATTCCATTGAAGGAATATTCTCTGATAGGTACTCCAGTCTTCGAATACTGAATAACCTGAGCTGTTGACTTATATGATAAATCACTAGCTGATCCAAAGCCTCTTACGTTGCCTAAATGTGAGTTGATTGTGTTCATCCACTCTTCCATTGAGTTACGTATTAAAAAGTCTTCGTCATTTATTACCGTTACGTTCCATTCAGCAAATGTTCTATCACCAGCAATCTTTACCTTTCTTCCGAAGTATGGTACTTCGATGAAACCTAAAGTTGATGCAGGGACCTGAGAAGCTCTTATTAAAAATGGGCTCTTCAAATCTGCTGCAGCGTTTGCAGGGTTAGTAATGTTGACTTGGAACAGGGTAGGTCTTGCGCCACCTAGGGCTAACTGGGACCTAATCTCGTTAATGTTAAAAGCCATTGTTTTCTCCTATTCCTATTTAATTAAAATTGTCCAACTACTTCTGAGAACTCTACTCCACTTCGTACTGCTACAAAGTTAAGTTGAATGAAGTTAATTGATCTTGATGGCTTGACATAAATGTCTCCAACAAATTCGTTTCTATCGATGACTTCGCCTGTGTTGTTTGTTTCATCACACACAACTCTAAAGTCAACTATACCTCTTCTTCCTTGTATATCTCTTAAGAAAGGTTCTACTAAGTTTTTAAACTGCGATCTTGTAAAGCCATCATTGAACTCAAATAATGAGAACTTAGAAGCTGTACTGATTGCTTTCTCTAATACAATGAAAAGTCTTCTTACATTAATTCTATCAAATGCTGAAGGCTTACCTAGTAATGTTTTGTCTCCAAACAAGATTGTACCTTGTCCAGGGAATGTTACTACTGGGTTGATATCAGATTGATATAGAACATCTCTATCTGCTTTCTTAGGATTAAATGCTAATTTAACTAAGTTCTTAATTGAACCTCTGTTATAACCAGCTGGTGAGAACCAAGCATCTCTTAGCTCATCACTTCTAACCGCTAGACCAGCGATGTCTCCATTTAATGGAATGTATCTGTAAACGTCATCAAATTTATCGTATTGATATTTGTAACCACTATCCAAGAATGCGTAACTTGAATTTGTGATTCCGTTTCTATATGTTTTAATGTCATCGATTTCAGAACCAATGTTGTCAACTACTGCTGCTTTATTTGGAGAAGCAAATAAGATACAATCTTTTCTTACTTCACAAATGTTGTCAACAATATGTCTAGCTAGATCAAAGTTATTAGAACCTAAAGACTTACCTTGTAAGATTAAGCTAATATCAATATCTTCAGCTGATTTGAATAAATCGTATCCATCAGCCATGTCTGCTAGCAAGCTATTGTCTGATTCAGGTAATGAGTCTACACCCAATTTTAATGAATCATAAGTTGCATTGTTTGTTGATAATGCTGCCATGTTTACGGCTGTGTTAGTTGTAACTAAGTTAGTTGCACCTTTTGCATATATCCACTCTGATTGTTTTTCAATAACATCGACGAAGTAATTAGATTCTCCTGATTCTGTTTTAGCGTCAGTTGCTCTTGATACAGATTCAAATACTTCTAATACTTGTCCTTTTGTTCCTGAGATGTCTCCATCTTCGTCTACAACTACTACGTGGATCTCATCTCCAGTACCGCCTTTACCTTCAACATATGTTGAAGTACCTGGTGCACCGTTCACTAAGTCGTGATGCTTCCATAGTTTGGTAATACCTAATGATGTGATCGGTCTAATACCTGTGTATTTTGTTTTAAAGTTAATAGTAGGTGTTGATGCATTGTCGGTGACTGCAGTTACTTCTAAATATGCTGTTCCTGTTAATGTGTTACCAACCTTAGCAACATCTCCAACTTTAATGTTTAGAGCAGATGCATTAGCAGATAATGTTCCACTGTTTGCACCAGTAGCAATAGTTACGTTAATAACTCCTGCTTCTTCATAGTCGCCTGTTGATTTACAAACAGATACTTTTAAGCTGTTTCCAAGTGCTCCTGGATACTTTGCTATAAAGTGATCGTTAGATGTAATAGTGACGTTTGCTATCTTATCTCCGTTCTCAACTACCACTGCAGTTGAACTTCCGTTTGATACGGCGTTCTTTGCACTAGAATCAATTACACGTGATACGTATAGTTTGTTACCGTATGCTAAAAAGTTAGATGCGGTAAAAAATGTTTCGGGATTTAGATCCCCTTTTGGTTTACCAAATCGGGCAACGAGCGTCTCCTCGCTGTCTACTAAGACACGAGTTTTAGCCGGTCCCCATTTGAAAACCCCTGCTATGGCGCCTTCTGTTGTAGAAACTGCTGGTACAACGGTACTTAGATCAATTTCTGATACATTTACGCCTGGACTAACCTGAAATGGCATTTCAATTCTCCTTTAATATATGGTAGATTATTAAGCTCTGGATTATTTATAAAACTTTGTACTAGAAGACACTACCAAGTACTGTCTCTATCATAGTCATAATCCCAACTTTTTACAAGTTCTCCACCTTTGAACTCGTCGTCTTCTTCCCAATTGTTATCCTTACCATTATCTATAAAACCAAATGGTACGAGTTCGTCTTCTAATGCTTGCTCATTTAATTTATATAGATTCTTTCTGATATCTATATCCGTAAGTTCTTTAAAGTAATCTTGCTGAGATAACCATGCAAAAAATATTAAGCACATGACTAAATCATCATTCCTACCTTCTTCAGCTTCGTAACTTGTTCCTCTTTTATTAGCTACAAAACTTGTTAACTCTGATAGTATCTCAAAGTCGTTTATTATCATCCTATCATTTTCAATGATAGTTTTTAACATAGCACAACCTATTCTTTTTAATGCAGGAGTAGTTCTGATACCCATTTGGGAATCACCACCACCAAAGCCACTACCGGCTATTTGTCCTGCACGGCCTTTCCATTGTGCTCTCAATATGTTTTCATACTCTAAATCATGATGAAGTATATCAATTACTTGTCCACCAACATCATTAATCTCTGCTAATACATGAGCTTGGTTGTATGAATATGCAGCATTGTATATTGCTTTTGGATAAAGTACTGGTGCAATTACATTATTTCTATATGTAGCAACTACTTTATATGGTAGCTCTGTGACATCTATAATAACAA